CATCTGGTTCATCTGGTGCCACAGGAACATCTGGTTCATCTGGTGCCACAGGAACATCAGGTTCATCTGGTGCCACAGGAACATCTGGTTCATCTGGTGCCACAGGAACATCAGGATCATCCGGTGCAACAGGAACATCAGGATCATCCGGTGCCACAGGAACATCAGGATCATCCGGTGTAACAGGAACATCTGGTTCATCAGGTGCCACAGGAACATCTGGTTCATCAGGTGCCACAGGAACATCTGGTTCATCTGGTGCAACAGGAACATCTGGTTCATCCGGAGATACAGGAACATCTGGTTCATCTGGTGCAACAGGAACATCTGGTTCATCTGGTGCCACAGGAACATCTGGTTCATCTGGTGCCACAGGAACATCTGGTTCATCTGGTGCCACAGGAAATCCGGGAACATCTGGTTCATCTGGTGCTACTGGTGCAGGATTTTCTACAATAAACAGTCCATCAACGGGAAGAATACTTCTTTCAGACGGAACAACAAATGCGGCTACTGCATCTGCTAATTTATATTTAGAAACTGGTCCTACACGATTTGTAGTTTCAGCAAGTATGAATGTTCAAAAAGAAACAACTTTTGATCACAATTTAATGGTTACAGGAAGTTTAATAGTATCTGGATCAACGATCTTAAATGGTACAACGGTAAATGAAGCTCTTGCTGTTCAAACAATAAGACCAAATACAGGAAACTTAATAATATCCGGCAGTGTTTATCATAGTAGTGGTTCATTTGTATACACACCAACTTTTGTTGATTATCAAGAAAAATATACAACAGCAGGTATTGTTAGTCCTCCTGGAAATTTAGATTTGAATTTAGATAATGGTAATATATTTGAAGTAACGATAAATGCTGCAATAACTAATTTTACGTTTAGTAATCCACCATTTGCTGGCAATGCTGGGAGCATAACATTGATAACCGTTGGTAATGGGGTTGCGTATCCTATTACATGGCCTGCTTCTGTTAGTTGGCCTGGAGGAACGCCACCGTCTGTTACTTCTACAAATGGTAAAAAAGATATTTATGGTTTTATATCATACAATCAAGGTACAAATTGGTATGGTTTTGTTGGTGCTCAAAATCTTTAAGGTTATACTATGATAAAGAATATATTACTTCAAGCTTCTAGATCATATAATCCATATGTTCCACCACAAACTTATCTGTGGGGTGCTGGTAGAGTTTCACATGGGGAGTTGGCTAATGGTGAAACACTCTTTCTTCCAGCACAAGTTGGTACACTTACTGATTGGTCAATAGTATCTTCAAAAGGTAATCGTGTCATGGCAATTAAAACAGATGGAACACTTTGGGGGTGGGGAGACAATAGTATTGGTTCATTGGGTGATGGAACTACGGGATCTAAATCATCACCCGTTCAAATAGGAGCATTAACTAATTGGGAATATGTATCAGCGGGTGGAAACCACACCATGGCAATTAAAACAGATGGAACACTTTGGGGATGGGGATGGGGAAATAATGGTGTTTTGGGTGATGGAACTACGGGATCTAAATCATCACCTATTCAAATAGGAGCATTAACTAATTGGCAACATGTATCAGCGGGTGGATCCCGCACCTTTGCAATTAAAACAGATGGAACTCTATGGGCATGGGGAACTAATAATGGTTGGTTGGGTGATGGAACCAACGTACATAAATCATCACCTATTCAAATAGGAGCATTAACTGATTGGCAATATGTATCAGCTGGTATAAACCACACCATGGCAATTAAAACAGATGGAACACTTTGGGCATGGGGAAATAATAGTGCTGGTGAATTGGGTGATGGAACAAGAACGGAAAAAACTTCACCTGTTCAAATAGGAGCATTAACTAATTGGCAACAGGTTTATGCAAGTTCAATCCACACCATGGCAATTAAAACAGATGGAACACTTTGGGCATGGGGAAATGCATCTTCAGGTGTGTTGGGTGATGGAACCGTTGTAAATAAATCATCACCTGTTCAAATAGGAGCATTAACTAATTGGAAATATGTATCAGCGGGTACAAACCACACCATGGCAATTAAAACTGATGGAACACTTTGGGTATGGGGAAGTAACGGTGAAGGTCAATTGGGTGATGGAACCGGTGTAACTAAATCATCACCTATTCAATTAGGAACATCAACTGATTGGGGATATGATGCGGTTAATTTAGTTAATTTACGCATAACGGGAGTATCAAATGGTTCTATTGCTATAAAAAATGATGGAACTCTATGGAGTTGGGGATCTGCAAACGGTACTAGAAATGTGGCAAGATGTCATGCATATTCTTCACCGATACAAATATCTAATATATCAGCCATATCTTCAATGGGATCTGGTGATAATAGTTCAATGGTCATAAAAACAGATGGCACTCTATGGGGATGGGGCAGAAATTCACAGGGTGAATTGGGAGATGGGACAACAGTGATTAAAACATCGCCTATTCAAATAGGTTCTCTTACGAATTGGGAATATATCGCAATGGGTTCAACACCTGGTGGATCGCAGGTTACTATGGCAATTAAAACAGATGGAACACTTTGGGGATGGGGGACTAATAGTAATGGTCAATTGGGTGATGGAACCGTTCTGGCTAAATCATCACCCGTTCAAATAGGAGCATTAACTGATTGGCAAGATGTATCACCGGGTGTATCCCGCACCTTTGCAATTAAAACAGATGGAACACTTTGGGCATGGGGAAATAATACTCAAGGTCGATTAGGTGATGGAACTGTTGTAAACACATCATCGCCTATTCAAATAGGTTCTCTTACGAATTGGAAATACATATCACAAGGTATAAATTTTGTGATGTCAATTAAAACAGATGGAACACTTTGGGCATGGGGAAATAATAGTTCTGGTCAATTGGGTGATGGAACCCTTCTGGCTAGATCATCACCTGTTCAAATAGGAGCATTAACTAATTGGAAATATGTATCAGCGGGTTCAAGCTACACCATGGCAATTAAAACAGATGGAACACTTTGGGCATGGGGGCAAAATGGTCAAGGTCTATTAGGTGATGGAACCGGTGTATCTAAATCATCACCGATTCAAATAGGAGCATTAACTGATTGGAAATCTGTTAAGGCTGGAGTTAGCCATACTATAGCAATTAAAACCGATGGAACAGTTTGGGTGTGGGGATCTAATAGTTTTGGTGGATTAGGTGATGGAACCGCTGTAACTAGATCATCACCCGTTCAAATAGGAACATTAACTACATGGGCATCGGGATCAACTCTGACAAATTCTTCTTTATTTTTAACACAAGAATTTTGAAAATTAGAATAAATTTTGTATATTGGTAGTTAATTTATTATCACAAAGGTTTTGTTATGCAAAATAATAAAATACACCCATTAGATGTGGCATTACAATGTAATATCAACGGGAATCCAAATATGGGCGAGGATATACTTCGTAATCAACCACAAGATGATTTACGGGTTCTTTTTAATTTAGGATGGCACGAAATGCGTCATGGTAATCTTAAAAAAGGATTTGAACATCTTAATTATGGTAGATACATAAATGTTTTTGGATTACCCGCGATACCTGGTAAAATATGGAAAGATGAAGAATTAAAAAATAAAACACTTCTCTTTCGATGTGAAGGTGGATATGGAGATCAAATACTGAATTTTCGTTTTGCTAAAGTATTTCAAGAAATGGGTGCAAGAATTTTAATATCATGTGCCGAAGAATTAAAAGAATTATTTTCTCGTCATGGATTTATATGTATAGATAACGATTCAGTAAATTCCGCTTACTATGACTATTGGATTCCCGCCATGTCAGCTGCTTATATTTTGGGATTAGAGTTTGAGGATTTGGATGGAACACCATATATTTTTTCAAAAAGTCCAACAAAATTATTTTCAAAAAAAGACACATTAAAAGTTGGAATACGTTGGAGTGGTAATCCCGAATTTGAAGATGAACAACATAGAAGATTTCCACCTGAGCTAATGATAGATTTACATGAAATATCGAATACAACATTTTATTCATTACAAAAAGACGAAAATTGTATTAATGGTCTCCCATTTGCCGATATGCGTGAACAAATGAAAACATGGGACGATACTGTGAATATAATTGCAGGATTGGATTTAGTTATCACATCATGTACTTCTGTTGCACATTTATCTGGTGCTATGGGAATACCAACTTGGGTAGTTACACCAATAATGCCATATTACACATGGGCGGTTGCTGGTGAAAAATCAGATTGGTATAATTCAGTCAGACTTTTTAGACAGAAAAAATATGGTGAATGGAATGAAGTTTTTGACGAAATAAGAAAAGAATTAACCGATTTTGTCAATACAACTACTAAATAAAAATATAAAATATATTTATATGTAGTATTATTTTTTAAGTGTGTTGAGTTAGTATATGAATTACATATTAGTAGAAAATGAAAAAATAGTCGGAAGACCAACGGAACTTCCTAAAAATTGGGCAAATATCTCAAATTTTTATTTATTACCTACTGAAAAATTAAAAGAATACGGTTGGTATTCTTATAGATTTGTTGAAGCTCAAAAAAATGAAAATCAATACTATGATGGGAGTGACTTTGTTATAGAAGAAAACGAAGTAGTTGAATATCAAAAAGTTAAGGATAAAACTCAACAGGAAATAACAGAAGAAACAGAAGGGATGTGGCGCGCGATTCGCGATAGAAGAAATGAACTTTTATCAGAAACCGATTGGACACAGTTACCCGATTCGCCATTAACAAACCAAAAACAAACCGAATGGCAAATTTACCGTCAGGCATTGCGTGATATAACTTTACAAACGGATCCTTTTAATATAAATTGGCCTATTAAACCTGGAACAGAAAATGAATAATCCAATTACTAAATTGATAAAAGAAATGAACCTTGCCATATTCAATGAAAATGATTTGGTAGATAAGGATGTTCTTGTTATTTATCCTGGTAAATTTCAACCAATGGCAATGTATCACAAAGAAGAATACGATAGAATTTGCCGTAAATTTGATAAAGAAGATGTCTTTATTGTTACCGATGATATTACAGATCCAATAGAGAAACCATTAACATTTGATGAAAAATCTGCAATTATGAAAAGACACAATGTTAAAAATATCATGCAATCAAATACACCATTTCATGCTACAAATGTAATTGAAAAGTTTGATAGTGATAGCACTATTGTAATTTACGCGGTAGATAAAGCTGATGTATCTAAATTAAAAGATTACAAAAGATTGATGCGTTGGAATGGTAGTAGTCAATTATCATACAAAGATATTCAAAATCCGTATGTGTATTATATGATAGTCAATCATGTTCGATATGATATTCCAAGTTTTGGCGAAATGACATCAAAAAGTATTTCTGCTGCTTTAGGTGACAGAAGTGCTAAATTAGCTGAATTAAAATCACGTTTCATTTCTATATTTGGTTGGTTTGATGCGGATGTATTCAACATGGTAGTTTCCAAGTTTAATACAAAACGTGGAAAGATGAAGGAAAGTAAATCGGATAAAAACGGTTTAAGACCGATGCATATGATAACAAGAAAGTTTTGGAAAAAAGTTTACAATGAAATAATAAAATAAAAGGTTATGTTATGGACATTAAAATTGACAGTTTGAATGATGTTAAAAAACTTCTTGCAGGAGAACACGATAGTCAGCAAAAAGTTCAAGTTGGTTTTTCGGGTGATAAAAAGGAAGATAACGAAATTCGTAAAATTGGTGACAAGTGGTTTGATGAAGATGGAAATGAGTGGGAGCAGAAAAACGGATATAAAGTAAAATTAGGAAAAGAATGGCAGCAAGAGTTACATCAATATTTGAATACATTTCCAAACTGTCCAAAAGAAACGTGCACTTGTGGAATGCCAAAAAGACTTGACCAAAAGATGAAAAAAATACATGGTATGTGTTTTGACTGTGTTGTTGATATGGAACACAAAATTCGTCTTGAAGGAAAATGGGATGAATATGAAAAAACAAAATTAAAACAAAATGCACTTGCTTGGTTGGAAGATGCAGAACGTGATAAAAATTTAGTTGCAGAGGAATTATCTCGTTTGGAATTTACAAATGATTTTGGTGATAATGAAAAATGGAACACCCCATTCAATAAAGAAGAGCTGTTGGAAAAAATTGAAAACGAATTTTCAGAGTTCAGAAAAAATTTTATTGAACAATTAGAAAAAGATTTGGGAGAAAAGGATGCGAAAAGTTAATGCTATTGCAGAAACTTTTAGTGGTTTAAGTGGTAGAATATCATCTAAAAGAGTGATGATGTTTTTTTCTTTCATTGTTATGATATTTATGGCAATAGTATCAACATTTTATGATAAAAAAGTAGAACAATTTATATTTGATGGTTTTCTTTACATAGTTGTTGGTAGTCTTTTTTCAGTAGCATCAGAACAATTTGCTGGTAAATTTACAAAAATTGAAAACGGAGAAACGGATGAAGTCAATAATAGTTGAAAGGGCAGTTCCTACAAATAAAAAACTTTACAATAGAATTAAATCTAGAATTAAAAGTAAATATAAAGTGTGGCCAAGTGCTTATGCATCCGGTGCCTTGGTGAAGGCATATAAAGCAGCTGGTGGAAGTTATCGTAATGTAAAAGAAACTATTGTTAATCCTGGTTATCAACTTGAAGGTTATGCTACAAATCCTTGTGGCAAAATTAGTGAATTATATTTCCGTCTTCAAGAAAGTGAACCTAACATGATGAATGAGGCAGAATATCGTGGAAGAAAAGTTAGTTTGGGTAAACCGTTTCGTACACCAAGTGGTCCAAAAAAGTTTTCCGTTTATGTAAAAAAACCAAATGGTAATGTTGTAAAAGTAAATTTTGGTCATAAGGGAGAGGGTGGAAAGAAAACTATGCGTATTAAAAAAAGTAACGCATCTCGTAGAAAATCATTCCGTGCTCGTCATAATTGTCAATCACCCGGACCAAGACATAAGGCAAGATATTGGTCATGCCGTTTTGGATGGCCGTCAAGTGGCAAAGGTGCAATAGATAAAACATGATATTTAAAATTTGGTAAATTTGTTATGGCATTTATTGATGATATTAAAAAAATATATTTACAATATGGAGTTGAGTTTCCAAACGTAGAGATTACTCCATTTATGGAAGATTTTATAGAACGTACATACAATGCATTAAAAGCTCCATCACAAAAATACGCAGAGCCGTATAATATGGCAGAATTGTTTATGGATTCCTATGAAAAATCACTAGTCAATAAGGCACGAATATCCTTTTCAGATAAAATTAGCAGTGCTAAACTTGTTTCCGGAAATTGCGAATGTGTGGAGTTTACACTAAATGACGGAACGAAAAAAATAATACCATTGCCTTTGAGTAAAGTTGCTACTGGTTTTAAAAAAAATTCATCAATGCGAAGTCCTGCCGGTGCAGACGGACCTAAAGGACTTCAAGATATAATAGATGGGTTTCAAATTTTTTGGGAAAAATCTGAATGGTCTGATGATGTTGTTGATGGAACATCGAAACCAGAAGTACATACCGTTGAATGTGGTCAATGCGATAACCTTGAATATACGCCAAAATTAATAGTAAACGGCAATACGGATGAATCAAAAGAAGAATTAAAAAAGGCATTTACTAGATTTTTTACACCAAGACATTCTTACAAAGCAGAAAGGGAAATAATACTGTTTGCTATTTTGAGGGAATTATCACAATCATTAGAAAAACATTTTAATGGTTATTCTGGTGAGTATTATGGTTTTGATATTAGAGACAAGAAAAAAGTTTTAAAGTTAGAATGGGATAGTATAAAATACTCAAATAAAATTGATAAAAACGTAAAACCAATCGGTGAAACTGTACATCCTGACGATTATGATTATAGAACTATTGATGCAAAGGCAGTAACCATTCATATAGGTGATCCAAAATCAGGTGGATTTACTCTACATAATGCAAAAAAATGGATAGAAGGTAATACCGCCACCGGAAGATTGCCATTGAAAAATTTTGTAAATTTAACACTATATGAACCTTCTGGAAAAGCAACAAGTACATTCATCAAAAACGGCAGTCAATATCACCCAAAAACAGGAACTCAATACTATACAATGTTGAGTGAAACTACTGGACGAGGATTGGAATACTACGAAACAATCACAGTATTTAATGATGGTCACATAGAGTTATTACAAACTACCTTTAATCGTGGTAAAAAAATAACAGCCGAGGCAAAGGTTTTATCAAGACTATCCGGTATAAACTATGCATTTTCCGGAAGTGATGTTCTTATTTTAGAAGGAAATGCAATAGATTTAAGTGGTAAAACATTTTTACAAAAAGACAAAGCCAGACCAAAAACATCAATTGGATTTCATAAAGATACAATTTTTGTTGCAGTAACAGTTCCAAGTGGAAAACATAAAGCACAAAATTGGCCTATATGGCAAAATACATTACTTTCAATAAATTCCGATGCAACTTGGATTTCAATGGATGGTGGTGGTTCTTCAACATTTGTTGCAGACGGTGAAATAAAACTTAAAGCAGAAGGAAACTTTGGTAGAGCGGTTTCAACAGTTTTGTCTTGGGAAGGCTGATTAAAATGTAAAATGATTATATTTATCAGTATGGACAAAACAACTGAAAATATAGTTAAAGAAATAATACGAGAATATATTGCACAATATGTTCGTGAAGGTAAGAAACCCAGTGGTGGATTAACTGGTTGGTTTAGAGAACGGTGGGTAGATATTTCTCGTAAGAAAAAAAGTGGAGGACACCCACCATGCGGCGCTTCTGCTGGTAGTAAAGCTAGAAAAGGTGGTAAGAGGGCATATCCCAAATGTGTTCCTGCAGCAAAAGCCGCTTCAATGTCTTCAAAACAAAAGCGTAGTGCTGTAACGAGAAAGAGAAAACACGGTGCAACTCGCCGTGGTAAAGCAAAAATGGTTTCAACTTATACAAAAGGTTAATTATGGAAGATGTTTTGACACAAAAGATTGGCAATT